AGATACTGGAGCATAAATCTGTAAACTATCACTATTGTTTGATATGAAGCCGTGGCTTACACCATTCTTTTTGAACTCTACATCGCCATTCCCTGAGTCAAGGGTAATATCTCCTGCAACGTCTAGTGTTAGGTCGCCAGACGAAGTAATGTCGTTGCCATTTACATCTAGGTTGCCCCCTAGTTGTGGGGTAGTGTCATTAACTACTTCAGATTCATCTGTACCGTTGACCCATGCAGTGCCGTTATACTTCAGTACCTGCCCACTGCTAAGGCTAGATATACTTACATCTGTCAGATCATCAATTGATTGATTGGACAGAGTAAATGTACCAAATGTTACAACTTCAAGAATATCACCTACACTAGCACCTGTAGTAAGCTGAATAGATGTGCCTGATGTCGCCGTGAAATCTGTACCATTTACGAGGCGTACCCCGCTTAAATACACGTCTAGGAACCCAGAATCGTATGATAGAGAGTTACTATTATCATCTGCGCCACTAAATGTAGTTTGCGCCGCCGTGGCAGTGTATTTAAATCTTTCAGATGTACCATTGACAGATGAACCCGCTGGAACCCATCCAGAAGATCCGTATACCTGCATAGTATCAGAAGCCGTATTAAAGTAGAGACTTCCTAGAATTAGAGCGTCACCATCGTTGTCTACGGTAGGTGCTGTTGCTTTAGGGCCGAGATAACGA